TCTTGCTTGAAGCAGATGTCGATGTAGACGATGTAGAAGCAGAAGAAGGAACAATCACTGTTTACACAGCTCCAACTGACCTTCACAAAGCTATTGTGGCTTTGCGTGAATCTGGTATCGAAGAATTCCAAGTAACAGAACTTGAGATGATTCCTCAATCAGAAGTTGAGTTGTCAGGTGAAGATTTAGAAACATTCGAAAAACTATACAGCGTACTTGAAGACGACGAAGACGTACAAAAAATCTACACAAACGTAGATGGATTCTAATAAATAAAAACAAGCCCTTGAAAACATTGATATGTCAAGGGCTTTTGTTATGTTTTTGTGTAGAAAAGGGGCAGAAAAGGGGCAGAATTAAAAAACACTATCTAAAGTTTTTACAAGTTTATCTTCCATGTCTTTTGTCGTATGGGAATAAATCTCGAGCGTCATTTTTGCGTTGGCATGTCCTACACGATCCATGATTGACTTGATAGGAAGTCCAGCTTCTGCTAAATAGGAAATATGAGAATGTCTAAAAATATGACTTGACAGATTTTTTTTAATTCCAGCTTTTTCACCGTATTTTTTTATAATTTGAATAAAAGATGATAAGGTTATTGGGCTATTCCAGACCTCTAAGCAAAAAATATAATCATCATCTTTTAGTGGTTTATAACGTTCAGTGAGTCGGACTACTTGACGTTGTATAGCCTTTATGACAGCATCTGATACCAGTATTGTTCTAATGGATCTTGCTGTCTTTGGCAATGTTTTTATTTTGTTGATTGAGTCAAAATTACCTGTAATTTCAATCTTATTATTTTCAAAGTCTATATTTTTGAGTTGTAATGCCGTCAACTCTCCATACCTCATACCAGTGAGAGCAAGAACCGTTACCATATCGGCATATTTTTGTTGATACGGTCGATTATTTAGTGCATCTACTAATGATTTGATTTCCTCCATAGTCAAAAACTTGTTGCGCTTTTTTTCAACATCTTCTAAAGTTTCTGGTTTTTTAGGAATAACCGTGTAATCAACCTCATTATTTTCGATATAAGAGTATTGAACTGCATAATCAAAGATACTTTTGAGCCTACTGCGGACTCTATAAGCTGTATGATATCCGTTACTATCAATTATATTTTCAATCTTACTTTGGATATACCGTCTATCAATATTAGCTAGTAAATTGTTAGATGGTATTTCTTTTTTCATAGTTGCATCAACAAAAGTGTAATTGTGCTTAGTAGATGCTTTGACTGTTTTAGACCAAGAATTGTAAAAAAGGTTATAGATTTCTTCAAATGTAATGCTTTCTACTTGTTTTGTGCTGATTTTTTTATTTATTTTCTCCTGAAGCAAGACAGCTGCTTGATTTCTTGCTTGTGGAGTTTTCTTTTCCAGCGTGACCGATACTTTTTTTAATTTCTCGGTATACGGATCTTTATATCGCTCAAAAAATTTGTATTTCCCGTTTGGTAATTCTTCTATCCACATTTGATTTTCACCTCATTTCTTGATAAAATGGGTATAGTAAAGAGGGCTTTTTAATGCCATTCTTTCTATACAGTACATCCTCACATCTTTGCTTGCAGGCGGTGTGGGGATTTTTTATTTCAGTATTTTCATTTCTCCTTTATACTCTTGAGAGATTTGAGTTTTATCAGAATCAGAAGCATAAACCAGTAGTTGAGGTGTATCTTTTTCTAAATCAACATTGTAGCCTTTTTCTTGAGCCCATTTTTCAAAGATAGTATTCTTAGCTTTCAAAAATTCATTTGAAATATAGATCTTGCGACTAGTGCTTTCACTCTTCCAACTCTCTCCGATTCGCACAGAAAGGTTTTTATCATCCCCTCCAGGAACGAAATCAACCTTTTCTCCTTTATCAAGGACCTCAGCGTTTTCTTTAAAGTATAAAGCGAATTCTTCACCTAGTTCTTTTGTCATTTTAAATTTTTGCTCAGCAGTTGTTGAAGATGTTTCTTCGGTTTTAGGAGTAGCATCTTTAGATGGTGTCTTTGAAACACTATTTACAAGACCAATAGACAAGAAAGCTATTAGTACCCAAAACCACACTCTTTTATAAATGGGTTTAGAATTTTTTCCTTTATTCATATTTCTTCTCCTTTTAATTTCAACTACCTGTCAATCTATAAAATTCTTCCTGAATCATTTGTTCACCCCAAGTTGTTGCAATCCTATGCCTTTCAGCAAATCTCAACCAATTAAACTCTGATGGTTCACATTGAGACAATTCTTCAGATATAAGATGACGAACCATGAAGCGGTCTGCTTCATTTTCGTATTTATAGAGTAATCTTTTGTAATGCGCTGGGTTATGATTTATATGCCCTAATTCATGCAGGATGACCTCTTCTCGTTCTTCCTGACTAAGATTTCTATTCACATAGATAGTTCGTTCATCTGGGAAATAGAAACCTCTACGTTCCCACATAGTTTCAGGAAAAAGATAGAGTGTGACCTGATACTCTTCTAAGAGCTCACTCACTTTCAATTTCAGACACCCCCAAAGAAAGCTTAATAATTTGCGCAATCTTATCAACATCTTCATCTGATAGCGGTTTACCATCAAAAAGAACTACACGTTCACGAAGATTAGACAAATCAACAACACGACCATCAGCAGTAGTGACAATATCACTAGCTACATTAGGATTATCAGTACGACCTAATAGATAATCAGTCGAAACATTAAAATATTCAGCAATTTCTTGAAGTCGTTCAGAGTTAGGCGCCTTCTTTTTTAATGAATAAAAATAATTTGTACTATAACCCAAAGTTTCTTCTAATTTTGACAAAGCAATTCCTCGCTTTTTAGCAAGTTCTTTGATTTTTTCAAACGTTGAAAACATTGTTAAATCAACCTTTCTACGCTTTACAAAAAATATTCTAGAAAAAAGTATAGAAAAGTGTTGACAAGTTCTATAAAAAAGTATAGAATGTATATTGTAAAGCGAAATATAAAGCGAAAACAAAAGAGAAAAGACAAACTAAAAATAAAAGCTTTGGCGAGCGTTGTGATTGGTTTAGAAAGTCCTTTGTTTATGTTTTTCTTATACTTTGATTATAGACTTTAGTCTAGAAAAAGTCAAGAAATTCTATAAAAAAGTTTTCGCTTTGTGTTTCTCTAAAAAAAGAAAGGAGCTACACATGAGCACTCAACACCAAAAATGGAACGAACTGGTAAAACAAAAAATGGCTGAGCGCAATTGGAATAACGCTGACTTGGCTCAAGCGATTGGATTCAAGCGAACATCAAGCGTTATTACAGAATTATTCAACATAGGTAAGGGTTCTGATGATTTGAAATTAAAGATTTCAAAAAAACTAGGAATATCAGAATCATGGGAAAAATTCGAGGAGTAAGAAATGAACGAAATATTTAATTTTCATGGACAAGATGTCCGTACTTTAACAATTGATAACGAGCCTTGGTTTGTTGGAAAAGATGTTGCTGACATTTTAGGATATGCTAAACCACTAGATGCAATTTCTCGGCACGTTGATGAAGATGACTCCGTGAAATACGGACTCACCGACAATTTAGGCCGAACACAAAATACTATCATCATCAACGAATCAGGATTATACTCACTTATCCTCTCGAGCAAATTACCACAAGCAAAAGAATTTAAGCGATGGGTGACATCAGAGGTCTTGCCAGCCATTCGCAGACAAGGTGGCTTCATTCGTGAGGACCTAGACGAAGATGCCTTCATTGCTCTATTTACTGGGCAAAAAGAACTTCGGAAACAACAAGTCACAATGCTAGAAGATATCGACTATCTTAAGAATGAACAACCAATTCATCCAAGTTATGCTCAATCTCTATTGAAGAAGCGTAAGGCTCGAGTTGTCGCTTGTCTTGGTGGAATCGACAGTCCAGCCTATGCAGATAAGACATTCGCTCAATCAGTCTTCAGACAAGCTGAGATTGATTTCAAAGATCATTTCAATATCAGTCGCTATGACCTATTGCCAAAGAAATTCGCAGAAGCAGCACTTGCCTATTGGATGACTTGGGAACCAAGCACTAACACTAAGATGAAAATCATGGATTTGAATGCTTTTAACATAGCCCAAAGAGGATAAACAATGAGACCAAAACGATATCCGTATAACTTTAAACAAAATCGGGTGAATATTTTAGATAGTTGTTTCTATACACGGCTAATTGTTGAAACAGAGGACGGAGCAAAAAAATAGCAGAAGTCACACTAGATGATGTAACTTCTGCCGCAGGGTATAACGTAAGGCTAAGACCAAATTATGACTAACCTTTAGGAGGGAATGGATCTTTACCGTGACTGTCTCGGCTTTGGATTCTCCCATCTTTGCCATGAATGATAAGTTCGGAACCTTGATTTCGTGAAATCTGTCTAGCAATATTTGTAGCTTCACTCTTCGTAGTAGTGTGAACTGTTGCTCTTGAATTGCCAGCACCTTTTACGTTCCAGCCGCCATTCTTGGCAGGGACAACATGTTGGTTTTTACCCATGATTGTATCTCCTTTCTATTGAAATTTCGACTAAAACAGTGAGAGGTCTTAGTCAAAATATATTATAACATAACAAACAGAAAAATATAACACATTGTGAATACATGTGATTATTTTACAACATATTGTGTTTTGAGGTGTAGAAATGTGGGAACAATTAAATAAAATCATGCAGGAAAGAAATTTAAACGGTAGTCAGTTATCTAAAATGGCTGGAGTTAATCGTAGTTTCTTTTCTGACTTAAAGTCTGGGAAGGTGAAATATCTTTCTTGGCCAAATATGTGCAAAATCGCTGATGCACTGGAAGTCAGCTTGGATGAATTTAGATAACAAAAAGCACCCAACAGAAGTCAGGTGCTTACCAAAATTACTAACTGAATTATATCACGAAAGGAACAAAAATGGAAGCAATTGAAGTCGTGAGGATTAAAGATGTGATCATCGAAAAGATTTCGGCCAACGATGAAGAATTAGAACACATCTTTGGATGTACAAAGCGACAAGCTGGAGACATGAGACGAGAGATGAAAAAATTGCCAAGTCAACAAAAACATCTTAGAAACGATGGTCAACTTGTCACAATTAAAGGTTTTGACACTTACTTACAATATAGAGGTAGTCGAGACTGGAAAAAAGAAATGGAAACAAGCAAGAAAATGAGGTCTGTCGGATGAATATCATCAGATCATCACCGTGTGTTTTAAGGAGAATAATATGAACGAACCAAGCATCCTAAGCCAATTGTTTGGTGTATCAGTAACATTTTTTGGAATCTTTGTCATCATGCTATTTACTTGTCGGTATGAATGCAAAGAAGAAAAACAAATAATCATCATTGAAGAAGCAGATGATTTTCTTTCAACTGCTCGACAAAATTTGAAAAAAAGTGACAAGAAATTCACTTATGACTGTGAACCACCTATTGGGTTACCATCAACAATTGAAGACCTACCATCAGACTTGAAGATGTGCGTTGAAGACTACGATAGACTTGCTAACGACTACCAGGAAGAAGCACGAAATAATAATTCTTTAAGAAGACAAAATGCGAGTCTTTTGGAAGAAAACGGGCGCTTACTCTACAAAGAAATGACAATAGATTTTCGTAGAAATCAAAGAAAATGGGGAGCACGGGCATGACACAAAATTATAAAAAACAAGAAGGAGGGTAGTTATGTCTGAAATTAAATGGATTAAGATTACGACAGACATCTTTGACGATGAGAAGATTTGTCTAATCGATGCACTCCCTGATCATGATGCTATTCTGGTTATCTGGTTTAAAATTCTAGCTCTTGCTGGGAAACATAATCGAAATGGACTTTTAATGATGTCAGATAAAGTTCATTATACAGATGAAATGCTTGCTACTATCTTCAGAAGACCACTCAATACTGTCAGAATGGCACTTGGAATCTTCGAACAATTCGGAATGGTTGAAATCATTGATGGAATTATCGCTTTGCCGAATTGGGAAAAACATCAAAATATTGATGGCATGGAAAAAATCAAACAACAAACAAGAAACCGAGTAGCTCGACACCGAGAAAAACAGAAAAATCTTGCTCTTGGTGGTAACGTTACATGTAACGTTACAGTAACGGAAAGTAACGCAACAGAAGAAGAGAATAAGATAAGAAAAGATAAAGATAAGAATATAACTACTACTAGTAGTAGTGGAAATATCTTAGAACTTTTTCAATCTGAATTTCGTAGACTACTATCTGGATTTGAGATTGAGGAAATTAATCACCTAATAAATGAAAATGACTCTGAACTAATTAAAGAAGCATTAAGGACAGCTGTCAATCTAGGAAAACCAAATGTTAAATACATAGGTGGCATTCTGAGAAATTGGCAGCAGAACCAAGTGACGACAGTTGAACAAGTTCGACAAACTGAAAAGCAGCGGAAAGATAAGAAAATAGAAGAAGAGGTAAACAACGAATGGGGGTTCTAGAATTAATCCAACAATTTGAAGAAAATTTCTATCCAATCAGTGATCAGAAAAAATCTCTTTTGAAAAAGCAATCAAAAGAAACAGTGATAGCTTGCTTATCGGACATGGCAAGCTGGAAAACTTGTGGAGGTAGGATGTCATGGTAACTAATGCACTAGAAGAAATGGCACTCTCTTATCACAGGAATACTGAAGAACAGGATGACATTTGTGAAAAACACAAAATCCCACTGATTAAAATACTACGTACAAATGATGTACTTTGTCGCTTATGTGAATCGGAACGGATCCATTCAGAGAATCAAATAAAGGTCAATAAGTTGGTTGATGCTGAGCATGAACGAGAGCGGAAGTTCTATCTCGAGAGATTCTCTCTCTATGATGATGTACTAAAAAATGCTACTCTTGATAACTTTGATACACCTACTGAAAAAGAGACTGAAAAATTGAAGTTTGCCAAAAAAATTTGCGGAGAGTGGGCAAGTGGAGCGAGAAACAATGTTGTTTTTCAAGGCGAAGCTGGAACGGGTAAAAGCCATCTTGCTTTTGCTATGATGAAAGCTTTATCAGAAGATACAAAAGAAATCGCTATTTTTATCAATGTAACTGACTTGTTAATGAAAATCAAGGCGGACTTTAGTCAGGAAGAATTTCTGGTCAATAAAATCGCTAGTGCTAAATTTTTAGTGTTGGACGATTTAGGAATGGAAAAAGATAGTGATTGGTCCTTTGGTATTCTTTATAACATATTAAATAAAAGAGCCAATACAATCATCACAACTAATCTGACTGCTCAAGAAATCCAGAAGCGATATGGTCGGCCCTTTATGAGTAGGTTGATGAAAGGTGTAGATAATGATCATCTGATGGTATTTAATGATTTAAAAAATAAAAGGAAAGATTATTTTTAACAGAGGTAGATGGATGATTGAGCTTTATTTTATATTCAACGGGCATAGAAAGATACCATTAGGAAACTTTAACCACATTCAATGTGCTATTAATAAACTAAAAGAACATCAAGCAAGTTACTCAGCAATCAACCATCCACGCTTTAGAAAAAGTATGAGCGGTGAGTTTATCAGAATTGATTATGGAGCAGTTGATTGTTATTACTTAATTACACATAAACAAATGGAGGAAATATAAAAATGAATACAAAAAAAGTTTTAGAAGAAAAAGTACAACAATGGTTTATTGACAGAAATTTGCATGAAGCGAATCCTATTAAACAATTCTTGAAACTGATGGAAGAATCAGGAGAATTATTTGAAGGAATTGCAAAAGATAAACCTGAGCTAATTTATGATGCTCTTGGAGATATTCAAGTTGTAATGATTGGTTTTGAACAACAAATTAAAAATGGTGCTCAAATTTCAGCTAATCAACAAGAACTTGAATTGTTGTTGATGGTGTCTAGTTTAGGAAATATTGCTCAGAAACTATACTCTCATGTTTGTCATAACGAAACACAGACTCCACTGATCAATTCAGACTTAATGTTTCTTGATAGTGTCATCAGTACGATTTCACTCTATAATGAAACCACCGCTAAAAAGTGTCTGGATGGAGCTTATGAAGTTATCAAGGACAGAAAAGGAAAAATGATTGACGGAGTTTTCGTGAAAGAGGAGGACCTGTAATAATGATTAACAATGTAACACTTGTAGGACGATTAACACGAGACCCTGAATTAAGATATACACCATCAAATATTGCAATTACGACATTTAACATGGCAGTCAATCGTAATTTTAAGAATCAAGCAGGTGATCGTGAAGCTGATTTTATTAATTGCATGATTTGGCGCCAACAGGCTGAAAATCTTGCAAGCTGGGGGAAAAAAGGCGCATTGATTGGAATTACTGGTCGCATTCAGACTCGTAGTTACGATAATCAACAAGGTCAACGTGTCTATGTGACTGAAGTCGTAGCTGATACATTCCAATTGCTAGAAAAACGTGACAATTCTGCAAACCAGTCAAATATCGAAGATCAGATGCCAGCAAGTTTCGGAGCTACAAATCCTTTGGATATTTCAGATGATGATTTTCCATTTTAGGTGATTTATATGAATGATGACTTAAAGAAGCAGCTAATTGAAGGCTATAAGCGAGAGATTGAGAAAGCAGAATCACACATATCAGAATTAACTAAACCATGTGTTAAATCACTTGCACATTCACGGGCAGAAGAACGTGGATACTGGAAGAAACGAGTGAAGGAATTTAAACGGAAAATTAAGGAGTTGGAAGATAAATGTAAAACAGTTGATTGAAAAAATTCATACCCTACCCGCTGAAACACACAGAGATAGACCTTATGTGGATAGGAATATTGTTATTCAATTAATTTTACAGTTAAAGGAGGTAGAGGAATGAATATACAGGAATTGATTGATTATTGTAATGCCATAAAAGAAAATAAAAATCAATTTATAAATTGTATTGATGTAAACAGAATTATCAAAAGAATTGAACAACTAGACGAACCAGAAAAAGTCGTAGTATCTGAAGAAGAAGCGAAATTCCTTAAAACGTTTAATTTTAGACGTGAGAGTGATATTACAAAGGCTTTATATTATGTTTCAAGAACAGGTTTTTGTTGTTATTTAACGGATGGTTTTGACACAGAACTTAAAGGCTTGAGTGAGGGATTTCAGGATTTAGAAAACAGAAAAAGATTGATAAGAGCTATACTTTTCGGTTACGAGGTCGAGAAAGAGAAGCGGTATTTGGTAAAAGTGAAAGGGCTTTGTGGAAATCACGAAACTTTGAACTGCGAAAAACATTCGAACGATTGGCTTTTCTCAAGTCAGGAAGAAAACTCAGCTTATAAAACAAAACACACCCGCAAAGAGTTAGAAGAAGCCGACTTCGGCTGGGTATTCGATTGTCCAGGGATTGAGATTGAGGAGGTAACGGAATGACAATTGAACAATTCCTTCAATCATTATCATACCTTATGTGGACTTCATATTGGTCAGTAATTTTTTATAAGTTCTTTAAAAATAATAA